CTCTGGTGTTGGGGTTGGAATATCCTGAATTAAAATCGATTCGCTTTGTTGGTTATTTGTGTTTGGTTCTGGCTGCGGTTCTTGTGTTAATTCTGGTGTTGGGATCGGTGTAGGTGAAAAAGTTTCAGTTGGTGATGGTTCGGGTGTTGCGGTGGGAGATGGCTCATTTGTGGGAGTCGGCTCTGTTGTCGGCTGTGGGCTTGGCAATTCTGTTGGCGTGGTTGTTGGACTAGGTGATGGGTTTACTGTTTCTGATTGTGTCGGTGTTGGTGTTGGCGTTGGTGTTGTCTGAACAGTTGTGACACCATCCCAAGTTAAAAGATAACTTCCTGTTGGGTATTGTGTTCCTTGGCTTGCAACAAAAGCAAAACTTGTAGCACGGATAACATATTGGCCTGCTTGAACGATTTGTTGAATTTTTGATGCCAAAATATTTTGCCCATTATGGTTACTATCATCATCAGCGAACAAAACATTATTAGCGGAATCAAGAAAATAAATCCACGAATCAATAAAATTAGGATTAGTTTGAGGTGTGCCATTTGTTGTTTGAATATTCACCAAACTCTCTTGCTCAACAATTACAGGCACATCAATATAAGGTGTGCTTGGTGTTAAATTTATTTCCTGTTCGTCAGCAAAACTCGGTGAAATGGAAACACAACCAAGTAAGAGGGCAAACAAGATTAAGCGCAGTTTTGTGCGCTTTTTCAATTATGCTTCCAATATTCCTTTTGGATCAATGTCTTTACCAGCAGACCAGCGGATATTGCTTCGCATTTCAAAATGCAAATGTGGACCAGATGAGTTACCAGTATTACCACTCAAACCGATTTGTTGGCCTTTGGTTACTTTGTCACCAGGTTTAACATCAAGTTTTGAAAGATGAGCATAAATAACCCATCCACCCTCAACTTTTTGAACTGCTTGAATGCCGTAACTTTTTCCCCAGTTTGCTGGTTCAATTTTGCCATCTGCAACAGCAACAATTGGTGTTCCAACTTTGCAAGAATAATCTACCCCTGTGTGATAACCCTTTGACCACATCTTGCCTTTTTTCTTATACGCAGTTGTAATTTTTCCGTTTACGATTGGTGAACCCATTAAATAATCATCCCTTTGAATTGTCTAATCTCTGAAACTATTGCTGACTTTCCGTTGTGGTAAACCATACAAGAAATAGGTGTACCAGGTTTGGCTTTGAAGAACCAAGAAAGTGTGAACTGAACAGAAGTGACATCTGCTGGCACAGCGTAAGTATTTGTGCCAGTAGTGTCATTTTTGCCTTTGTAATCTCTTGAGTAATTCATTTTCACATAGGTTGGTCTACCTGTTTTCGGTAAAGTTAAATGCAGTTGGGATTCCCAAAAACAATTACCCTCACTTGTTGGGTCAATGGCATCTTTACCATTGAGAACCATAGGTGACCAAGCATTAGGTTTGAAAGACTGTTTAACTTTGTCGTCTTTCCATTGGATATACAAGGTTACTTGGTTTCTTCTTTTTTGTTAGCCTTTTTGAATATGGCATCAACTTCTTCTTGCGTTAATTTTCCATCATCCAAAAATGCTTTGGCCAAATCTGTAACAATACGACTCACGGCTAATGCCCCTGCAATAACAGCAGAATTTATAGGTTCAACTCCAATAAATGATCCTGCACCAATAGCAGGTAAGGCTGTAACTAAAAATAAAGCAACGCTTCTTAAAATAACATCTTTTGTAATTTTCAAATTCATAAAGAACCTTTCGAGGGTATTTGCGCAGGTTCTTAGTTCTATTCTATACCTGGAGTTTGCATTGCGTTTACAACTGCTTTTGCAACAGGTGAGGCCAACTCTGCGTAAATCGCTGTGGTTGCAGGGGAAGCGTGGCGCATAAGTTTAGATACAGCCAAAATATCGCCATTGGAAACGGAATAAGCACTTGTTGCAAAATAGTGCCTACCAGAATGCAACTTTTTGTTTATCCCTAAGCGTTTTAATTCTTTACAAGCGGCAACAGATAGTGAGTGAGGTTTCATTGTTGGCCATAACCTGCCAAGAGTGTTATACGATTTGATCATTTCGACAACAACAGGATGCGCTGGCAAAGCCAAGTTAGTATCTCCTTTGCCTTTAGGGATGCGGATCATATAACTATCACCAACTTCCTCAAGGTCAGAACCAGAACATAAAGAAATTTCTGCGGCCCTTAACCCTGCGAAGCACGAAAGTATAAACCAATGCTTCTGTGGTTCTTTGGCTTCGGTCATAATCAAAGCCACCTCGGTATGGGTAAAAGGTCTTGGCATTGATTTTGGTTTTCGTAACTTAGGAAGTTTTTCTGCTGGTGATTCACGTTCAGGAATAAGTTTCAAATACATCAAGTGACGATAAATCATCTTGTATCGGTTGATATTGCCTTTGCGAGTGGATTGCGCAGGTGAAAGCATAACTGCTGCTTCTAAATCCTCTGTGGTTGCAAATTGTGGGTGAGCAATCTTGTTGATCCGATTTATTAAATGTTTATCGGTCAGCCAAAGTTGTCTTTTGTGACCTAAAACAATAAAACGTTTTTCGTAAACACTTAGTATTTCTTGAATCGTAAACCAAGGTTGTTCTTGCTCCATAATTTGTTTACTTATCTTTCTTCAGTTTGTTTAATTTCTTTGTGAGTTTTGTTATTTCTTTCTTTAACCTTTTTATTTCTGCTCTGATGCTTTTAGCAGTTGATAATTCAGGTTGTGCTGCTGCAACTTCTTTCACAACAATTTGTGTGCCACCAGAAACTACGCGCTCAACTACGCGCTCAACCACAACTGGTTCAGGTGTGATTGTGATCGTTGGTGTTGGTGTTGGTGCTGGCGTGTATGTGCCGTTAAGCCACGCTGTCCAATCATCTCCACCTGCCATTTGTAGATTCCAGGCTTGTTGTGTCCAGCAGGTTGTTATGTAGCCACCACCCATTACACCCTCACCTGTTTTGATTGGGTATTGTGCAGGGCAAGTTATGTCGCGTGTTTCGCGATAACTTCCTGGGTATGGTTCTGTGAATGCGATTGCTGGTGTTGCGATTAGTGCGCAAGTGATTGTTATTGCAGTTATTTTGAAACGCATTTTGTCTCCTGCGTTGTTTGAGCGCAGGAACTTAACTTGCTTGAATGTAATTTAGCATAAATTTAATTAGGATTAGTGGAGTAGCGAGCGTATCTTTACCAACCGATACTTTTACAAGCACATATAACAATTATCAAATTATTTTTAATATTCCAACTTTAGCAACAGCAGCAACACTTTCAACATTTCGTTTAAGAGCAGCAGGTGTTGATAATTCATCAAATAACTACAGGTGGCGCGGAAATGAACAAGGCTCTAACACATTAACATATTCTGGATTTAATGATGGTGGTATAACAAGTTCTTTTAGAATTGCTTATATGGAAAACACGCAAACACACGTTAATAATTTGTATTTGTTCAATCCAAAAGCAACAACTACCACAAGTTTTTATTCACAAACAGTTAGATTTGATGGAACAAATCATTTTATGGAATTTGATAGTGGTGCAACAACTGTTACTACTTCTTATGATTCTGCAACTTTTCTTTGGACTAATAATCAAACTGGTTCATTAAGTGTTTATGGATTTAATAGATAAAGGATTATGACAATGGTTAAAAGTGAAATAATTAAAATACAAGTTGGAGAAGAAGTTATCGAATTAACTGGCACAGATAAAGATGCTTTTATTGCTGATAGAGAAGCAACAAAAACAGCGCACGCACTACTCGAAGCCGAGTATGAGGCAAAGAAGCAACTAAGAATAGATGCGATTACTAAACTAGGTGCAGCATCTGGTCTATCTGAAGCAGAAATTAACTCAATACTAAATATTTAAGATTGATTCTATTTCTTCTGTTGTTAATCCTGAAGCCTGACCTAATTTAGTTATTGCATCAATACGCGCTTGTTTCTTGGCTGTGGCTTCGGCTTCAACTAATTGAATTGCGACATTAGTTGTTTCTCTGTCAGCAATAAAATCTGCTTTTGCTTGACCACTTAATTCAATCTTTTCATTATCTATTTGTATGTAAATCTTTTCAGTTGCCATTATTTATTCCTCACTTATTAAAACCATAAACAGAAATTGAACCAGTCATAGTACCAGCACCAGCAATAACAGTTATCCCAGTAAAAGATGTCGTTAAACGAAAACGACCAAAATGATTTCTTATTAAAGCGTTGTCTATCGGGTCAAAACCTTGTGCAATAAAATTAGTTTGTTCTGTTGCAAATGGGTTGAATAAAGTCACATCAAAATTATTATTAGCAGTGCTTCTTACAGCAGAAAACTGAGCACTTGTTCCAGCCGAAGCGCGCGCTGCTGTTACAGATGTACCATCTGCTTCTAATCGTTCGGTGTCATAATTACTTGTTGAATCATCTGCACCTGCAACCCTTAATCTTAAATTCAATGCTGCTGTTGTAGTTCCAATAGCAAAGCCTATTATTTTGTAATGGTTATATGTTGCACTAAAAACATCATTTATAGATTGACTCGCTACTGCACTAAAACTAGTTGTATTGATCAGAGTTAAACCTTGTGAGGTTGTTGGGGCAACAGAAACCCAGTTTGTGCCGTTGTAAACTTCCATTTTATCTGTGTCAGTTAAATAAGAGGTCATTCCTTCTTCAAAGTTTGCTGTACCAATTGCTGATGAACGTGCAGCAGAACCTGCGAATGTCATAACAACTTGATCTTGCAAATAATTCTGAACATTACTTGCCGTCAAAATTTCACCAGCGGTAAACGTTCTAAAACCAGAACCCATTAAAACTCCTTAAAAACCTAATCTGCCTGTGTCTAACAAACCAAACTCGGTGTCATCTAGCACAAGGCTAGCATAATCTAGAGTTTGGAAACCGAAAGTAATTCTGTGTGATGCTGGTTGTATGTCGTGATCAATTCTAATAATGGAAGCAAATTTGTCTATCTGCGACCCAACATTGTTTGGGGTGAACTTGATTCTTGCCACATCACCTATTTCAAGACCCAGAACATCTGATTGATCTGAGGGTGTTAAAGACTCAAGTTGAACAGTTAAGGTTTCAAATCTGTATTCAGGCTCAGAGTATTGGGAAAGAAGATAGTTTGCTAACTCTAAAGCATCCGAATCAGTATTCATTAGAAGATTAGTTTGAATTAAAGCCTGCTGACCATAAGAGTTAATCGAGTCACTATCAAAGGCAATGGCTGTACCACCATTATTTCTTTCAATTTGAACATAGTTATACAAAAGTTCTGAGCCGTAAACAACTTGAACTTCGCTAAATTCAACACCTGTTCCATCATCTGAGAAAGTAACTTGGCCTGCTGAAACAGGTGCAACGCTTCTATCTTTGAAAACAATGAAACCATCTGATCCCATAAAAATAGAACCAGGTTCAGAATCAGTAACTAACTGCAAATATTCTAAAGCGTTAGTTCCATCTTGAATCACATCTGCTTGCAAAGTTGTTGCACCAGTATCAATATCTCTTAAAGAGGATGGCCAATTAACTTCACTTCGATCTAAAATTGAGTTAATTCTTGCACCAGTTTTTTGTGAAGTTTCAGTACTAGCACTCAACGCTCTTTGAGCCAACAATGTAAAACCATCAACGCAATCAGCACCAGCCAAAGATAAACCTGACAAATCGTAATTAAGATTCCAGTCATCAACAACACCATAAAAGACTGCTGAACCACCTGTTTCAACTTTAATTGTTCTTTTAGGAATGATTTGACCAAAGAAAGGGCTTGCTGTGTTCTCAGGGTCAAATGCACGAGAGTTGTTGTTTAATTCAATTGTTGCACCACCAGCGGTAAAGCGATCTAGTTGACGTGACTTTCCACGAGCAACAGAAACACTTCGAACATATTCTGAAACATCATAAAATAAAGTTCCGCCAAGAGTGTATTCAGTATTGTCTAAAACACCTTGAACAGGATCATCAAGAATAAAAAAAGGTCCACCAAGAGCAGATAAATCAAAACCTATTTCAACAGTTGTTGCAGGAATTGACATTAGGCACTCGCAAAGACTGGGCCTGAAGTTTTCTCAAACTTCTTGATTGCATCAACAATTTCTCTACCAACTTGAGCACCTGAAGTTCCAATACCAGCGTTAACAACAATGTTGTAAGTTGCGCCCATTCCAACAGAATTAGCACCTGACAAAGGAATAACTGCTTCAGGTCCTGCTTCACCAATTGTTACGTCTTTTCTTCCGAGAACAATTCCACCTTTAGCAAGTTTTTTTCTTTGATTCTGTAATGCAAACGCTAATGCAGTATAAGAACCAGCAGCAGTACCAAATTGGGCAGCAGCACTAGAAGCCGAAGCAAATTGACTTGGTGATAGTTGAGGTGATAATGGTCTTGGTGTTGGTCTTTGTCCACTTGGTGTTGGTGCAGTTGGAGTTGGAGCACCACCTGATGATCCACTTGTTGTTAAACTTTCAGCAATAGCCTTAAGTTCTGCTCTTGCTCTTTCCAAGGCTGCTTTAATTCCCTCAACCATTGCTTCTGCTTGTTTGACACCAGCGTCATAAAAAGCCACAGCACCGAACTCACCAACTTGATCAGCAACACTAAATATTGAATTAACAAGAGTGTTTACCTGTTCAACAACTGTTGCACCACCACTAATGATGTTGTCAGCAATCTTTGAACCTGCTTCAAAACCTGCATCAAGAACTTGTCTAATTGCTCTTTCATTTAATCCAAGAACAACGAGTTGTTTAACTTTGTCTGCAAAAACTGTGGCTTGATTTGCTTGATCTGCTAAACCTTTTAAGAAGTTTTCTGATTCAG